CTGGTCTGCATCACCGCGCGGATGCACTCGCCCAGTTTGCCGGCAATGTCTTTGCCTTTGCCGCTGATCGGCGCGAAGACCATCACGCGGTCGACGCTCTCATTGCCCACTTTGCCGCCCACCGCGTTGCTGTGAAGCGACAAAAACAGGTCGCAGCCCTTGGACGTCGCGCCGCGCTGGTAGAGCGCAAGGTCCTTCCGCTGATCCGGGCGGGTGGTGATCACCTCGATGCCGTACTGCTCAAGGTACTTTTTCAGCAGCAGGTGCAGCTTCCACGTCATGTGCGACTCGTAGTACTCCGGCACGACCGGGCTGCGGTTGTACTCCGCGTAATGCCCCGCGTCTAGGCAGATTTTGATTTTCGCCATATCAATTCACCTCCTCCCACGCCTGCGGATAATCGGCCGGGCTATAAGCCGTATCCATCTTGGCCTTGTAGGTCTTGCCATCCGTCCAGATCATGTACTCCCCGGCCTTGTACATGTCGTGCGCGCCGGTCGGCGCAACCCACGGTCTGGCGCTCTCGGGCGTGGTGCCGTGATACTGCATCCACAGCGCGGGCGTCGCTTCCGGCGTCCAGTCCGGATTGGCCGTGCTATCATGTGCCTGCACGCACTTGTACGGCGCGCCCAGGCGCTGCCGCACGTCGCCCGCCGCAAACACCCCCGGCTTCCACTCGCGCACCGCCGCCTGGTACTCATTGATCTCGGCAGCGCTGTCCGCAATCCGCACCACCAGTCCGTCCAGCGCCTTACGCATGGCGTAGAGCTGCTGCCTTTGGGCTTCAGTCATTTTCGCTCGCCTCCTCCGTCGTCCCGTTCAGTATGTCAAGCGCCTCCTGCGTGCTTTCCTCGCTGACGGTTTCAAGCGCCGTCTCCGCTTCCACGGCTCTCTTCGCCGCCAGCGTATAGCTGTCATACTGCTCCTGCTCCAGCAGCTCAAGCACCATCTGCTCGCCGCCCGCGTTGCGCGTCCAGCCCGCCGCCGTGCGCAGGTCGCCCGCGATCAGGCCATAAGGCCGCGCGTCCACGATCTCGCACCCGAGCGCCGCCTCAAGCTCGGCCTTCTGCGCCTCGTCCAGCACGATCAGGTTCTGCACGATGTTGTCTTGTACGATTGCTCCTATCATGTGTTTCCCTCCTTACGTTGCGGGCACGAGCACGTAGGCCACGCCCTGATAGCCCGCGCCGCCAGTGCCAGTACTCGACAACCACATACCACCACCGCCGCCACCCGAGCCATAGAACGTAGCCGTCCCGCCAGCTCGCAATGACGCAGAATTCGCTCCCGCGCCACCATCGCCGCCGCCTTTTGCGCCGCCCGTCCCGCCTGCTGCTGTGCCACTTGATTGTATCGTTGTACCATCGCCACCATTTGTTCCACCATTGTATCCATTTTTCTTGCCTGCAGGATTAGACTGGCCAAATGCACCAGACCCACCTCCTGCGCAATGCGCGTACAGGGGCACCAGCCCGAACGGATATGTCGATACGCCTGTGCCATATGCGTATGTTGTTATTACTGTTAGTGTTGGATACGCAAACGCTTGAGCACATCCTCCTGCTGTCCCGCCTGCACCAGTATCCGCACCGCCACCAGCCGTAATCGTATTAGTGCCCTTACTCATGGATGTCTCACTGCCTGCGCTGCCAATAAGCACAGTCCATCTGCCTCCGGACAGTATACCAGTCTTAACATATCCACCACCGCCACCAGCGCCCGAATAATATGTCCACGATGCCCCACTGCCTGTCGCGCTCGACGTACCACCATTGCCGCCCCCGCCACACATCCAGTACCGCACACCTTCGCCAGCAACCGTCAATGTGCCGGAGCCGGTCATAGTCATCAGCTTGTACGCCTTGCCGTCTATTGTTATATCGCTGATCGTATGCGCACCGCTGAAGGTCACCAGCGGCCCGGCGCAATAAAACTGCCTGTGCACGCCGCCCCGCACCGCGTAGCCCGCCTTGATCTTGCGCGTGAGGCCGGAGAGCACCGCGTAGGCCGCCTTGCCCGCGCGCGCCGTGCCGCCGACGACCGGATACATTGCCTTACTCATAGACCAGTATCACCGTCCCGTCCGGATATGTGCTGGTGGTTCCTGCGCCTGGGTCGGTCGTGGTCAGCACAATGTCTCGCACCTGTGCGCTTGTCGCTGCCATGGCCGTCTGGTTTGCCTGCACCTTTCCGGCCAGCGTGCCCGCCGTAATCGTGCTTGCCGCCTGCGTATGGGAGGTATTGGCCTTGCCATTGAGCGCAGTCTGTACGGCGCTCTCCGATGCCGCCCCAATCTGCGCCGCCGTCACCTGATGCGGATTGCTGGTGTCGGCCTTGTGGGCGTTGATCAGGTTGAGCAGGTTGCCCGCGGTTGACTCATCCAATACGTTCTGGAGCCCATCAAGCCAGGTCGAAAACTCGGCCTCGCTGTCGTCGAGGAAACTCTGCACCTGCGCCGCGAAGGCGGAGGTATCGATCTGCTGCACCGTGCCGGTTACCACGCCGCACAGGGTGCTGTCGTAGCGTCGGTCGGTGATCGAGGCGGAGGAGAGACTCGTCGCCGCCACGCCCACAAGCACATCGGCAATGGCCAGTTCGTACACGTCCGAGTCGCGCTGCAGTACCGCAGCAGAGGGGTTGGTCGCTGCCGTGCCGCTCTTCACCGCGGCGCTGATCTTGCGGTCGGACAGGCTCCAGCGCACCACGATCCGGTCAATGCGCTTTTTCGACCCGTCCGGCGTGGGCAGGGTCAAGGTCAGATCGTCGGTGTTGTTGTAGTAGTATCCATTGATCCACGCCTTGCCTGCATGCACGGTCACGGTCAGGCCGCTCGCGCCCGGCACCACCTGCAGGTTGGTCGCCGGGTTAGGGAATACGCCGTTGCCGATCAGCGTGCCAAAGTAACTGGCCCAGTCTTCGGCCTTATACTTGCGATCGCCGCTGACGCTGTTGAAAAAGCTGCTCTTTTCGGCCATATAATTACCTCCATTTCAACGTCTCCGATAGTGTGGGCAGGCTCTCGCCAAAGGTGATGCTCAGTCCCGGTCCGCTCGAGTCCCATGTCTCCGTCGCCTCGGTGATACGCGCGTCCCTAGTCACGCCCCATTGCCGGTTGATGCAGGTCACGCGGTCGCCCACGTCGTAGTCCACCTTGTACTTGAGGAGCGCATTGGGATTGATCGTGCTGGCGAAACTGTTGGTCTCGATCTTGCTCTGCAGGTATGATGCGCCCTTGGCCGCCAGCATGGCAATGTACTTCTCGTCGGGGATGGTTTTCTGCGAGCCGTCGGTATTGCTCACCGTCTGCGCAATGTCCGAGGCCAGATAGTAGCACTCGATCCTTTCAAGGCCGGTGTACGTGCCCGAGGATACCTCGGCAATCAGTCTGGGCGCGTCCTCGTTGGTCTGGCCCTCGATATATGCGTCCGTGGCCAGGTTTTCACGGCTTGAGGTCATTTCCTGGCTCAGCACGTTGTCGAAATCCGGCGAAAATATCGCAGGCGGGTTGGTGCTCTGGCTGCTTGTCCGGTCGAGCCCCTTGTACGTGGTGAAGTAGTGCTTGCCCTCGTCCTGGTCGGTCACGATCCGGAATCCGATCTTGGCAAGCTGTGCGCGGGACTCGC